GGAAATATAAAGTGGGGCAGGATTACAAGGAATGGATTAATTTTGTTGACAAACAACTTTATGTCGGAAAATGCACAGGTAAGAATAAGGTTGTATGCTGAGATATTTATATTGAAATTAAAAATTTTAGTTGCATGAAGTCAATAACTGTGATAAAATATTGTCTGTTCGTAAGATGCCGGCATGTCGGAATGGCAGACGATGCAGACTCAAAATCTGTTGGGCGCAAGCCCGTGTGGGTTCAAGTCCCACTGCCGGCACTATTTGCAAAACCCCGTAAATCCAAGGAAACCCAGTGTTTTCAAGGCTTTGCGGGGTTTTTCTTTGCCCTAAAACTTTCAAAAAAATAAAGAAATTTGGGCATTTTTAAGAAAAAAGGTACCCAAAAAGGTACCCAAGATTTTAGCTCAAAGCTTGTATGTATTGGCTGGCAAATTTCATCATGTCTCTCTCCTTATCTGCCTGAGCATGACGGTATACTCTCTTCATGACATTGTCAGAACTCCAGCCACCGGCACGCATAATATAGCTGTCCGGTATGCCAAGTGAGTGAGCCATCGAAGCGTAGTAGTGACGCAGGTCATGGAATCTAAAGTGTGGCAAGCCTATACGCTTCTGCAAAGCCGACAAATTATCCCACAGGTTAGTTGGATATCCTGCATAGCCCTTGCCCTGAGCACGGAGCAGATCGGCCGTGTAATCGTCTACATATATCTTCCGTGTAGACTCATCTGTTTTGGCGAAGTTCTTGAGTACAAGCTTGTTATCTTTATTCTTAACAAGTGACTTGTTAATATTGAGCATATTTCCTTCGAGGTCATCAACGGTCACAGCACATACTTCAGATCGTCTCATGCCATATACACCTAGGCGCAGAGCCAGCTCATACGATGTGCCCTTGGAAGCTTCGAGTATCTTCTTAATGTCGTCGTCAGTCGGCTCATACGGCACATAGCGCTCACCAAGCGGTAAAGTGGTAGTGAGCTTAAGGTCAGGGCGGTACATGGCCACGATAGGCGCTATAAAGCCGTGGTAGTTCTTTACCGTCTTGGCTTTTCTCTTCAATGCTATCCTGTTAATTTCTGCCTGCACATCGGCGGATGACAGAGTTTTCATAGGAATCCTTAAAAAAATATCACTCATTGAACGCACCATAGCATTATATGAGCGCACAGTGGACGGAGAGAGGACGTTTTCCTTGATAGCTATATATTGTAAGGCACAGTCCTTGAAAGTGCCCTGTACAGCGTTTGACGGATTATTAGCGTATAGCTCAGACACAGCCTCATCGACTTCTCGCTTGCTTGGGACATGGTCGAATGTGAGGTGATAGAGCTTCTTGTCAATTTTCTTTCTGACACGGTAGACATTTCCTCTTTTTTCAATGTTCATAATTGGCCCTCCTTTTGTATTTATTCTCTGAAACGCATAAAATTTTGTGATATAATATTAATGAGTTAAGAATTGAGTTTGACTCGTTCTCAACTCCTGTTTTAATCTTGACTCCTTATCAAGTTAAAACCCTTTAAATCCTTTCTCATACAAAAAACGCACCGGCAGCCTCCTCTGTCAGTGCGTTTTTTTGTATCTAATAACACCTCTTACAGGGAGTAAGCCCCATTTTCTTGGCATCATCTAAAGATATTTGTTTCGGATTTTCCATATTGCTACAATTTGAATTTCTGTGGTATTTACTTCCGCCATCTACATACCACACCATATCAGCCTTATTGTTATCAGATTGTACATTACTGTTATCAGCCTGTGCATTACTGTTGTCAGATTGTGCATTACCATTACCAACTTGGGCATTATCTGCACTCTCAGGAGCTGTTTGCAATGATGGCAGCGCATCATTACTCGGCTGGGCCTGCTGCTCAACATCTGATTTAGCTGTCTTTTGCTCGTATTTATCTTGCGCGCTTCCGATCCAATGCCATAGTCCGATGCAGATTATGATAATTACAATGAGCATTATTAGGTTCGTGTGGTCTTTCTTGGCCTTGACCGGCTGAGGCGGTATGTATTGGGGCGGTATGTATTGGGGTGGTGCTGTATACCTTGGCGGTGTAGCTTGCCTTACCGGTTCCGATAGTGGCTGACCACATACAGGACAGAATGCTTCGTGCTTAGAGTTTACAGTCCCACAGCAAGGACATGTTTCAGAGATTATCTGCCTAGTCCTTGTAGTCTGTTGACGATTAGAACTGGAACTGCTGCCACCAGAAACATCCTGATAATATAATCCGGTACCAGGAGCACCAACTGAGGTTGTACGCCTGCCTGAAGAATTAACTGTATAGTGCACACCTTTACTGCCAAAGGTCATGCCAACACTCTTCTTATTGACATTAAACTTTACACCAGGAGCAATCTTGAAGCTCTTTCTAAATCTCATTCCCATATTAAGACTTCCTTTCTCTGATAGTTTTTAGAAATTCAGCATATTCTAAAAGTCTGTCAAGCTCATCATGCGTATAATCTTTTGATGTGAACTCTATAGTAGTAATGCTTGGGTCAATAATTTTGGTTGTTTTATTTGTCCGACCAAGCAAATAGTCAATATCTACATTGAAATAATCAGCTATCAGCTCAAGCGTTTCAAAATTCGGTTGCCGTTCTCCACGCTCATACATGTTAATAGAACTTTTTGAGATGTGAAGTGCATCTGCTAGGTCTTGCTGAGTCATTTTCTTTTCACTTCTAAGAAGCTTTAAAATAATATTAAACTGTGCCATTTATCATACCTCCTTCCTTTAATTGTATTATAGCACGAAACGTGCAAAAAATAAATAAAAAATATTACAAAATGTGCTTGACTTCCGAGTACGATACGTGTATATTATAGTTATGCACGAACCGTGCACAACTTAATAGGGAGGTGAAACATTGAGTAGAAACGAAATCGTAGCCGAAAAGCTTGTTAAGCTTCGGGGCGATAAAAGCCGTGAAACGGTTGCAAAGGCTTGTGGAATCAGCATTTCAGCGCTTGCGATGTACGAAAGAGGTGAGCGCATACCAAGAGACGATATTAAAGTTAGACTTGCTGAATACTACAACCGTTCGGTTAACTTCATTTTTTTTGACTTAAATGAGCACAATAAGTGCACAAAAGAGGCACGATAATGCCAAGAGTCAGAGCATTAACCTACCCGGCAAGGGTAGCGGACAGGAGAAAAGTCCTTGCCAAGAAGTGCAAGCTCCGACTTGCTGAGTGTGGAGTCCGGCAGAAAAAGATAGCCAAACAGCTTGGCATATCAGAGGCAGCGTTGAGCACACAACTAAGTGGAAACTTGAGCATAGAAACGCTCATAGCCATCGCGGATATGACGGACTGGACGGCAGAGGAACTAGGCAAGGCAATTAAAAACTAAATATTGATTGAAATATTCGAGCATTCAGTAGAGGAGCATAATTTTATTCCTTTATAAATTTTTCGATTCAGTTGCTTTTTGACATACCTCTTGTTAGTTATTACGTGCCCCTCTACTGAGTGCTCGGGGAAGGAGAGAAAACATGAGAAAGAAGATATACGAGACGCTCGGCTATGTCGGCCTTGCTGCAATTATAGTGGGAGCGTGCCTCATCCGGTACAGATACGGACAAGTACTCTTACCACTGGGACTGCTGCTTACTATTCCATGTCTTGTGACAGAACATGAGAATGATTAGCGGATGCAAGCTGGGCACAAGTGGGCAGAGGTATCAGAGTGCTGGCGAATATCTCATGGAGACAGTAAAAAAGGCTCAGCCAAAAACCTATAAGACTTTTGCTGAATTATTGGAAAAAGAGAGCAAAAAAATAGAATCCTCGACCGACCAAAGCTAAGGATTCTATAAAGGGAAAAATCAAATAGATTTTTTTAATTGTAACATAATTTTAGAGATTATTCAATGAGGTTGATTATGATTTTAAGAAAATGCAGGCGATGTGGATGCGCTATGGATCCGGGAGAGGGCGTTAATGGAATGTGCGAGGACTGTGTCAGACAGTCGAAAGCACTGAAGACCAGAGTCGGACAGCTTGAGGCGCTTGTTAAATGTACGGATTATAAGCAGATGAGCTTCAAAGATTTGGAAGCGAGCTGATACCAGAAAGGAAAAGAAATGACAAGAGAGGAAAGAATCAGGGAAACCCTTGAAAAGGTAATGAAGATTAACGAGGGCAGTTCAGATAACACACCATTTGTTCATTTGGAAGTAACCGGAGGATATGTTGATAGCATGAACGTTACTGTATTCCCGGACGGATGGCACGGAATAGATGGCACTAAGGCAGACATGCACTTAGTTTATTTCGATGCATTCGACGAAAATGAATACATGAGAATACATGCAGAATTAGACAAGCTTATAGAAGAAAAGGAGAGAACATGTTAGAAGTACAGATTGAGAGAAGCAATGGAGCTATAAGCTTCAACTTTGAGGATATTAAAGAGGCTCTTGCGGCAGAACTTGAGCTCTACAAGAATTTGGTCTTCACTGAGGAGACAAAGACAGATGCAAAGAAGACTGTAGCAGAGCTTAGGAAGCTCAAGAAACAGATCAGTGACAAGAGGATAGAGGTCAAAAAACTCTACATGCAGCCATACACAGACTTCGAGGCAAAGGTTAAGGAACTGGACAAGCTTATCAATGAACCAATTGCCTACATCAGTGAGCAGATTGATTCATTCGAGCAGAAGCGCATCGAGGAAAAGAGAGAACTTATCAATGATATTTACCTTGAGCTTGTATCCGAAAGAGAAGATATAGCAGGATATGCAGAGCTCAACAGGGTATACGACAGCAAGTGGGAGAACACATCCACATCAAAGAAGACTATACAGGAAGCAATCACCAACTATCTTGATGGTGTAGCCAATGACATAGCAGCTATTAAGAGCATGGAATCAGAATACGAGACCAAAGCTCTTATGAGATATAAAGAGACCGGTGTACTGTCAGATGCACTTCTCACTATCAGACAGTGGGAAAAGCAGAAAGAGGAAATTCTCAAGGCTGAGGAAGAGAAGCAGAAACAGGAAGCTCTCAAGGCTGAGGAAGAGAAACAAGCAGAGGCCGAAGCTGATGAGATACTTGATGCACCGGAGCCTGTGGAGGAGTTCATAGAGCCAACCGAAAAGAACGACATTATGAAGTTGACAAGATACGAGGTCAAGGTTGACCCATTCCAGCAGGCACAGCTTGAATGCTATATGCAGGAGTGCGGCATCCAGTACAGGAGGCTAGATTAATGGCAGTGCACGAGAAACTAAAAGAAATACAGACGACGCTTAAGGCGCCGAAAAATTTATACAACAAGTATGGCGGATTCAATTATCGAAACGCCGAGGGGATATATGAGGCAGTTAAGCCTCTACTCAACAAGCTTGGCATGACGCTGATAATCAGTGATTCAATTCAAGCTGTAGGTGCAAAGAATTATGTGCAAGCTACTGCATGCCTGACAGATTGCGAGACAGGCGAACAGCTCTCTTCCTGCGCACTTGCAAGAGAAGCAGAAGCAAAAAAAGGAATGGATGACTCACAGATTACCGGTACCGCGTCAAGTTACGCGAGAAAATATGCGCTTAACGGGCTTTTTCTCTTAGACGACACCAAGGATGAGGACTCGTACGAGTGCAGGGAGTATAAAGAGAATAAGAGCAAGGCTGAATCAGCAGAATCGACACAGCCAGCAGCTTTCAAGCCTGCGACAGCTCAGCAGATTCATAAGATTAATGAATACATCATGGCCTACGCGGGTATGTGTGAAGATGCAAGCGAGGGCGACATATGGAACACATTGAAAAAGAAGTACGGCTTTGCCAAGCAGTCAGATATTTCAAAGGAGCTTGCTGAACGGATAACTAAGCAGGTTGAAGCTTGGTACAAAAAGAAGAAAGAGGCATAAATGGAAGTGACAGGAAGAGCTGTCGGAGCATCTATTGACTTCGACAGCGGGCACTTGAGAGTGACCTTTGACATCAACGAGACAGAAAAAGCTAAGACAGAGTATGAGAAGATTAAGAGCTTTGACAAGCTCAAAATCAAGGCAGTCAGATATACACGGCGTCGGTCCCTTGACGCCAATGCCTACTTTCATGTTCTTGTCGGCAAAATAGCCGAAGCTCTGACCATCTCAAAGGCAAGAGCCAAAAATCTTATGATATGCAGATACGGACAGCCTCATGTGCTGCCAAGTGGCGAGCCTCTTATTTACAAGACCAACGCTCCCGAGAGTTACATGTACGAGCTCGAGACAATACACTGCATAGCTGTCAAGTATGACGACAATGCCACGTTCTACATGGTCTACAGAGGTTCACATACATACGATACCAATGAGATGTCTAAGCTCATCGACGGCACTGTAGCAGAAGCCAAGGAGCTTGGCATTGAGACTATCACACCGACAGAACTGAAAGAAATGAAAGAGAGGTGGGGAGTGTGAAATCAATAATAGTAGAGGATATGACCAAGTGCGTGCTGTGTGGAAGCCCCAACGTGGAAGTCCACCACGCTATACATGGCACGGCCAACAGGAAGATAGCTGACAAGTATGGCTTAACCATTCCTTTATGCCACGAACACCACTTGGGCGCACTCGGACCACACCTCAACAGAACTGTTGACCTGACATACATCAAAGCAGCTCAGAGAGCGTTTGAGTCAAAGGCCGGAACTAGAGAAGAATTTAGAAAGCTGTTCGGTAAGAGCTGGCTTTAAATGGTTGAGACACCTTAAGAAACTGTTTGGAATTGCGGATTTTATATCACGAAAACATCAGCAATTGTAAGCCCATGTTATCTCCGGTCTACCCTTTGACCGGAGGGAAAGGAGCACATGGATTTAGAGAAAATACCGGTCGGGCATCGGAATGCCATGAGCAGACCATCCAACCCGAACGATGATAGACGGCTCCGGGAGCAGATTGAGAAAGCCAACAACAACGGTGATTGTATCATCAATGTTGGAGACGGCTACTACAGACCGGACCCGAACGACATAGAGGATGAAGTTGAGTTCAACGAGTATATGGCTAAGGAGCTTCATCGAGCGAGAGCGATTCAAAAGAAGAGACTCTCAATGAAATTGACATACGAAAGGTGGCGAGAAGTTGGAGTACTTATTAATTATACCGGGCAAACTGCCGAACCTTAACGATTACATCAGCGCAGAGCGAGCCAATAAGTACAAGGGGGCTAAGCTCAAGGGAGAGTCGGAGGACATCGTATCAAGATGCATCCGGCAGCAGTTGAAGGGGGTACACATTACCAAGCCTGTGAGCATGGCTTATGTTTGGCACGAGCCGAATAAGAGGCGAGATCTTGATAATATTTCTTCCTTTGGCCGGAAGGTGATCCAGGATGCACTCGTCAACTCGGGAGTGCTTGAGAATGACGGTTGGCAGAACATTAGGGGGTTCAACGATGAGTTCAAAGTCTCAAAGGATGAACCAAGGATAGAAGTCCATATCTTCGAGGTGGAGCGATGAGAGAAAGTATAGTGTTCTATCGAAGTTTCTATGAGGCTATCAAAGAACTACCTGCAGAAGAGTTTAGAAATGCAGTCATGGCAATAATGGAGTATGGTCTCAACGATAGTGAGATTGATACATCCGGTGTAGCTAAAGCGATTCTGATAATGGCAAAGCCTCAGATTGATAAGAATAACAAGCGCTACGAAAACGGCTTGAGAGGTGGAACTAAACCAAAGCAGAACCAAAACGGAACCAAAACAGAACCAAACCCAAACCAAACTGTAACCAAAGTCGAACCAACCCCGAACCAAAACGGAACCAAAGCAGAACCAAAACGAACCAACCCCGAACCTAATGATAATGATAATGTAAATGATAATGTAAATGATATTAAAGAGAGTGAAGAGAAAAAGCCCCGCTTTTACCCGCCCACCCTCGAAGAACTAAAAAAATATATCGCTGATAACAAGTACAACGTAGATCCTGAGCGATTTATTGATTATTACACAGCCAACGGCTGGACTGTTGGCAAGAATAGAATGAAAGACTGGAAAGCAGCAGTGAGAAATTGGGACAGAAGCCAGAAATCTGGCGGACGGATGAGGCAGGAATCGACCGCCAAAACCAAGTTCAGTAACTTCGAGCAGAGGTCTTATGACTACGCTGCACTTGAGTCAGCACTAGGAGGTACTAATGAGCAGACAGAGTAGACAAGGGCGCATGAATGCCCACTACTGGCAGAAGAGAGACATCAAGGTAGTCGAGTGGGTAAAGAAAATCCCAATGAGCCACAAGCTATATATGGCTGACATTGGTAAGAATAGAGCAGTACTCGGAGCTGACCGAAACATAGAGTCGGCACTTGTAGCTACGATGTTACTTACGATACCGGTGCTCAAGCAGAGCTACAAGTTCAAAAACTCAGACATTTATGAGTTCTTAAAATGGTGTGAGTATTTCATCGACTCATACTGGAGAAAGCAGCCGGGCTGTAAAGACCATTATCTCAACGATGAGATGATACGTCAGCTCTTCATCAAGGAGGAACACTGGGACTTACTGAAAGGGTGTGCAGTATGAGTGATAGAGATTACTGGGACAGCAGCAGTACCCAACGAGCACACCTTAAAAGTGCAAGAGACAGTGCAAAGGCGGATTACTACTCGAACCCGAAGCACAGGAGTGAGAAAGCGTACAAGCAGTTCAAGCATAGCGTAGATTATGGGAAAGGAATTCAAAAATGATTAAGTGAGGATTCTTATGAAGATAGGGCTGATTGACGTTGACGGACACAATTTTCCAAATTTACCACTTATGAAATTATCTGCTTATCATAAATCTATTGGCGATAGTGTTGAATGGTACGAACCAATGTTTAGCGGTCATATGGATAAAGTTTACATGAGCAAAGTCTTCACTTTTACACCTGATTACGAGTATTGTATTGACGCAGACGAAATCATCAAAGGCGGTACAGGATATTCTTATCCCGATGGTGGAAAAGCATTAGCTGATGAAATAGAACATATATACCCCGACTATTCTATCTATTATGAGAAATTACCTAATGTCAAAGATACTGCTTATGGTTTTCTCACAAGAGGTTGTCCTAGAGGCTGTGATTTTTGCATAGTTGGAAAGAAAGAGGGTAGGTGTTCCGTAAAAGTTGCAGATTTGTCAGAGTTTTGGAGAGGGCAGAAAAATATAGTTTTGCTAGATCCGAATATGTTTGCTTGTAAAGAGTGGAGAGATTTAAGCCAGCAACTAATTGATAGCAATGCTTGGGTTGATTTCTCACAAGGTTGCGACATAAGGATTATGACTGATGAAAAGGCGGAATACTTAAAGCAAATGAAAATAAAACAGATACATTTTGCTTGGGATAGATACGAGGACAAAGACGTTATAGTACCTAAATTCAAGAAATTTGCTGAATTAACAGGGTGGAAATATTGGAAAATGACAGTTTATTGCCTGTGTAATTTCAACACAACTTTTGAACAGGATTTAGAAAGAATATACACGCTTAGAAACTTGGGATATTCGCCTTATGTAATGCTGTATGAGAAAGAAAAACTCCCAGCCGGTCATAAATTAAGGCAACTACAAAGATATGTTAATAGCAGAGCTATTTTTAGAAGTTGTGATAGTTTTGAAAATTACAAGAAGCAATGAGAGGTTTATGGTTTTATTGAAAGTAGGTGATTTAGAGTGGGTAGAGCGTACAGATAAATTTTGTAGCGATTGTTATAAAATAGCAGGTTTTGATATTTACCCTAATGATTACGCAAAAAGAGGCTATCCCGATGTTGATAAAAAGACGGTGATAAGTGAAGTGTGCGAAGATTGTTACAACGATATCAAGAACTACATTCACGATAAGGTATTTGAAACAGCTAAAAAAAGCAGATAAAAGGTTTAATTTACTAAAAACCAAAGAAAGGAAATAAAAATGATTAAGACAGATAAAGGACAGATTGAAATAGAAGGCAATATTGTCAGCGTAATTGCTGACGTTGGGTTTATCTCCAACGCAGTCAGGGACGCTCTTGTTGAGAACGGAATGCCAAAAGAAATGGCAGAGGAAAGGATAATCGACATAGTCAAGAAAGGATTTATGAGCGAGGAGGAAATAGCAAAAGTAATAGAGGAAAAAATTGCAAGTAATGCAAGTATATTAGGAGGTGCAAGTAAAAAATGATTGAGGTAAAGGATAACAAAGTAAAATTAGCCGGCTCTACTTACGACCTCATGCAAGAGTTCCAGGCAATTGTGTTATGTATGAAAAAGCTGATAGAGGAAGACAACAGAACTGGCATGGAGCCTGGCTATTTCGTCCAAGGACTTGCCTCTCTGGCACTTGGACGAGACTTCTACGCATGGATGAGTTCAGATACACCGCCGGAGAATAACAAGCATGTGCTCTTATCGTTTGAGAACTTCTCATTCCCGCTTGTGGGAAGATACGAGGAGGACAGTCACGGTGGAGCTTACTATATCGGAGACGATACAAAAACCTGCGGGTCGGATGGCATGATAGTTAATGCATGGATGAATCTGCCAATGTGTTACAGAGACGTGGAGGAGCAGGATGGATAACTATACGTGGGAATTGATTAAAAATCAGATGGCTATGGATATTACCCAATTCGCATGCAGACTTGAAGAGAATGCCGAAAAGAACTGGCTGCCATCACAAGTGAAGATGCTCCGGGCACTGATCAAGAGCACGGCCCACAGAACGGACTACTCGGAAGAATATGAAAAGATACAGCGTGAGCCTTAAGGCTTGCGCTGGGGAGCACCGGAATATAGCGAGGCGGAAAGGAGTAGATAGATACGGCTGAGATGAAAAAGAAAATTAAGGATTGCACATTTAAGGAGTTCACAAGGTGGGCTAACGCTAGAGCTTGTGATGGCAGATGGAGCATGCTGAATGCTGTGAATACTGTAAGCGTAATTAGTATGGTATATGAGGTAAAGCCCCTTTTCTTTAGAGGTAAGGCTAGAGAGACTTTATGGGAAAAAATTAGGGGCCATTATTTAAACATGGAGGCAGAAATAGAGATTGAAAGATGATTAAAGGCAGAAAAGTCTACGACCCATTAACTGATACTTGGAGCACAGGCTATTGGATTGCAGATGATAAAGGAAATTATTACCCAGTGTGGTAGACGAAATTAGTAATGAGGAGAAGAAACTAAAAATGATAAACGGAGAATTGATAGTTGACAACTTCGCAGGTGGTGGAGGAGCTTCCACGGGAATAGAACTAGCAACAGGATATAGCGTAGACATAGCTATCAACCATGATCCAGAAGCTATTAAGATGCATAAGGCTAATCATCCGAACACGAAGCATTATTGCGAAAATGTTTGGGCGGTTGATCCGGTCAAAGCGTGTGATGGACATCCGGTTGGCCTTGCCTGGTTCTCGCCGGACTGTAAACATTTTAGTAAGGCAAAAGGCGGTAAGCCAAAAGACAAGAACATTCGAGGACTTGCCTGGGTAGCTTGCAGATGGGCTGGGCTTGTCAGACCAAGGGTGATAATGTTGGAAAATGTGGAGGAATTTAAGACATGGGGACCATTGAACAGAGGACATCATCCGATCAAATCAAAACAGGGTAAAACATTTGAAAAATTTGTACAGCAGCTTAATGATTTAGGATATGAGGTACAGTTTAAAGAACTGATTGCTGCTGATTATGGTGCGCCTACTATGCGTAAGAGATTTTTTATGATTGCACGATGTGATGGTAAGCCGATAGTATGGCCAGAACCAACACATGCACCTGCAGACAGTGAGAAAGTGAAAACAGGACTATTGAAGCCATATGTGGGTGCATACACACAGATTGATTTCAGCCGCCCATGTCCAAGCATTTTTGACACATCTGAAGAAATCAAAGAGAAATACGGAATTAGGGCAGTGAGACCGTTGGCACAGAAAACAATGGATCGGATTGCAAGAGGATTGAAAAAGTTTGTTTTGGATAACCCAGAACCATTTATTATCCAATGTAATCACGGTGGTGAACGCAGACCGAATGATATTCGGGAGCCTATGCCGACAATAACTGGAAAGCATGGATATGGGATTGTAGAGCCATATATGGTACAAATCGGACAGACCGGATTTTCCAAGGACAGAAGTAAGGATGTAAGAGAACCACTTACAACAATCGTAAGTAAAAATGAGCACTGCTTGATAAGTCCTACACTGATCCAGTACCATTCCGAGACAGCACAGGGAGAAGTCCGGGGACAGACAATAAAAGATCCGATCATGACCGTGGATGGTTCGAACCGGTATGGACTGGTTGCATCGTTCTTGAGTAAATTCTATAAGAGTGGCACAGGACAAGATTTAAGAGAACCATTACATACCATAACTACATCACCTGGACATTTTGGAGAGGTCAGAGCTTTTTTGATGAAATATTATGGTCAAGGCGTAGGACAGGATATTAAAGAGCCTCTGGATACAGTAACATCGAGGGATAGATTTGGTTTGGTAACAATAAAGGGTGTAGATTACCAGATTGTAGATATTGGACTTCGGATGCTGGAACCAAGGGAGCTATACGGATGTCAGGGATTCCCGGACGATTACATAATTGATCACGACTATACCGGAAAAACATATCCAAGGAGTGAGCAAGTAAGACGTTGTGGAAACGCTGTCTGTCCGCCGATACCGGCTGCCTTGGTCAGAGCAAATTTGCCTGAATTGTGCGTGGCGAAGCGAACACCGAACATGAGAATAGAATCAGAGCAGACCGGACAACTTCGGTTTGCCTAAGCATTTTTAAATTTTAAAACCAATTTGCACGGATGATGAAGAAACACCCTGCATTTGTTATCTGACAGGTACTACGCTACCGTGGAATAACGACGTAACCGGCGAGCAAAGATTGCCGGATTGCCCGCTAAAATTAATCAGAAGAAAGAAAAAGAAAAGAGGTAAAAGATAATGGCAAAGAAAGAAATTGACGGAGTAGTAGTAGAGGCAAAAAGCATTCTAACTGCGCTGAAAATTATCAAGACAGTGTGCGAGGACAATGAATGTCCGACTTGCCCCTTTGGGAAGAATGATAATACAACCGGGAAAACACTTTGCATGATTAAATGCACAACACCCAATGTATGGATTATTAATGACGAGACTGATGTATGGAGGGCATTACGATGAACAATGCAAAAGAAGAAAGAGTAACCGATTTGTCTATTATCATGGAAATGATAGATGGTAAGCCTTATTACAGTGTGCAGTACAGAAATGTCGGTGAGAATGGCTATAACATTGGATACAGCTCATACGATTTAAAAACTGTATTAGAGTTTATTAATGAATATTTTGAGATTGTGGAAAATGACAAACAGACCAATGCTGACAGAATAAGGAATATGTCGGATGAAGAAATGGCAAAACGTATTGCAAGCAGTCCGAACTTTAATTGTGCTGATTATTGTGATAGCTTCACACAGACCTGTGCTTTTAACTGCAATAAGAAAGGCAGAGAAATAGCATTAAAATGGCTTCAATCAGAAGCAGAACAGTCTAGAAGAAAAGAGGATGAACAATGAGTGAAGAATTAAGACCATGCCCGTTCTGTGGTGGGAAAGCAAAAGTAAAAGCAGCAAAGGAAGATTATATAGGGTTTACAGTATGGTGTGCATGTAACTGCGGTGCAAGGACAGGTGGGTTTTGCCCAGATATGAGCAAAGAGGATGACACGATAGAAAATATCGAGGAGTCTAAGAAAAGAGCTATAAAAGCGTGGAACAGGAGGGTAAACAATGAGACTGATTGATGCAGATAAATTATTAGAGCTGATAAAAGAGCAGAAAGAAAGGGAGATAGGAGGATATACAAAAGGCATAAATGCTGGTCTGAATATCGCAAAGAGTATTATCAATGATAAAACACAAACTCCGACCGCCTACGATGTAGATAAGGTTGTGGAGAGGTTGGAAAAGAAGATACAGACGCATGAGTGTTGTATGGAATATGAAAAGAAAAATGGAACGATAACAGAAGAATTTCAGCAAAGAAAAGCTGTTGAAGTGTTGAAAGGTGCAATAGAGATTGTGAAAGGCGGTGGAGTGAATGGCTAAGTGGAATGCAAGCGTGGGTTTGCAACTTTCGATTGATTATGATGACATCGAAGCTGATACACAGGAAGAAGCAGAACAGATTGCAAAAGACAGAGCATTGGAAGATATTGACTGGAACAACTGTGAATGTGATACTGGTAATCCGATTGTGTATTGTTGCTACAAGGAGGGAACAAAAGATGAGTAGAGTGTTACCAATTTTATTCAACATGGAAATGGTTCGGGCGATTCTGGACGGAAGAAAGAGTTGCACACGCAGACTTGTAAAGCCACAACCGCAAGGATATTTTGAAGTAAGCGAAGAACCACTGTATATATATGATACAGACGGAAAACAAGGCAAAATTACACCACCATATCAGCCGGACGATATCCTCTATGTCAGAGAAACATGGAGTGAATGGACGGATGGATATTTATATAAGGCGTGGAATAGTCCATTTCCACAAGCAGGAGAATCACCTGTGATGAAGTGGCATCCATCAATCCACATGCCGAAAGAAGCAGCACGTATCTGGCTTAAGGTTACGGATGTGACGGTGGAGCGGTTGCAGGAAATTACAGAGGATGGAGTGTGGGATGAAGGATTTAAATTTAAACCGCCATGCTTAACCAGAGTATCAGCAGATGGACATACTTGCGATTTAGATGGTCCATGTATGAGCAGCATTAAATATTGCGACATGACTATGGGAGAGTTGTTTGGTAGGGAAGTTTGGAACAGCACCATCAAGAAATCCGACCTTGACTGCTACGGTTGGAATGCGAACCCTTGGGTGTGGGTTATCGAATTTGAGCGGTGCGAAAAGCCGAAAGGAGAAAATTAGATTGGAGCAATACAGAATGAGCGAAGCGGAATATATGGAAGATGGAGAGGATTATTTAGAGGAAGGATGTCAAAGACAGACTTGTGATGGCTGTATGGCTTGCAATTATTGCCTGATAAAAGAACAGGAGGATGAACGAGGCACAGCGAACAAAGAAAGGAGACAGAACTATGAGTGTATGGGGAGACCCTGAGATAGTAAAGGTTGACGGCGAATACAAAGCCTATGTTAAGGTACAGAACGATTGGAGTGGAGATGTAAGAGGGCACCTGAGAGATATCCATATGGACAAAGATGGCAGATACTACTGCAGAGCAGATGGCAGCAGGTGTGATGTTACCAGGATAAGAGAAAGATTCATAAAGCAGGAGCAGGATATAAAGAGTGCAGTCGATTATGCAAAGGAGCACAGAGGATTTTGAGAGCAAAGAAGATATGCATAGTATGCGGAAAAGAGTTTGAGCCCCGGGGGAATAATCAAAAGTGTTGTTCGCCTGAATGCTCGGACATTCAGAAAGTTAAAAGAGCCAAGGCTTCATACGAAAAGCATAAGCATCAGGCAAAGAAGAAAGAAAAGCCCAAAGCAAAAAAAGAAGACCTTGCAAAAGCCAACGAGGTAGCCCGGAACAGTGGCATGAGCTACGGGCAGTACATGGCGGAGAAGTACAGAGCTGAACAGCTCGAGACGATAGGAGAGAGGAAAGTGAAGAAAAAAGAAAGCGTGTTTGCAGGCAGGCTTGAGCTTGCGCTGAAAGAAAAGGACATCACTCAAAAAGAGCTTGCCATAAAGACTGATGTAACACCACAGACGATTAATGATTATGTGGTTGGCAGAAGAGAGCCGAACACAAAAACTAAATTAGCAATAGCTCAGGGGCTGGGAGTCGGTATAGGCTATCTGCTAGGCAGAGACAGTGTAGGAGTGGATGAGCTCTTATTAATGATTGACGACAAGGAGAACAGCTTGAGCACACCAATAGAAAGACGACTGATCTACCACACGGCCAAAGTGGTGCTGCAGGAGCTGATCCTGACTTACAAGGAGGCACAATGACCAAAGAAAGACTATCTCAACTCTACTACATCACCAAGGAATTGAGGATGTGGGAGGACGAATTAGAAGGACTGAACACCCGGGCAAGATACCCGATTGATACACCAAGGCAGAAAGTAACATCTGATACCACCGGAAGTGTAGCCACAAGGCGAACCAACCTCGAACACATGATAGCTCACAAACGGGCAGATCTCGAAAAGGAAAAGAGTGAGCTGACCGCTTACATAGTCGGAATTAAGGACTCATATATCAGGCAGATAATGTATATGAGACACGTTAAGATGTATACGTGGCACAAGATAGCTATTGAGCTGAACGGAACACCTGACCAAGTGAGAAAAGCCCACGATAGATTTTTGAAAAGGAGAAATGATGATTAAAGGAATAGGACGTATATATCAAGATATAGTTTAAATAGTCCGCTCAGTCCGTATTTAATACAATATAATGTAAAATATAGGAACCACCCGAAAGGGTGGTTTTTTAGTGCGCAAAAATAGGTGAAGAAAATTGTATAGAAATATAAGAAATTACGAGAATGTGACAAAAATGAATATACAAGGTGTTGGGATGTACGACATACCGGCAATAGCACCGACAGAGTACCAGGAGGCAGAACTGATAAGCTTCAACTATGCCAAGTCATGCAAGAGCCCGGCTAATAAGGCAGTACATTTCTTTGTTGATGATTATCAATTCAACAGAGTTTGGAACTGCGCTGATGATTATATCCCGATGCTTAGAAAGTTCAAGTATGTATGCACACCTGACTTTAGTCTGTACACAGACCACCCTAGAACCATTCAGATTTATAACCACTATAGAAAACATTGGTGTGGTGCCTACTGGCAGGCTCACGGCATCAGAGTGGTACCAACGATTGGATGGAGTGACGAGGCTAGCTTTGCATGGTGCTTTGACGGAGAGCCAACAGACAGTGTAGTGGCTGTCAGTTCTGTAGGAACACAGAATAGCGAGTACAGCAAGGAACTATTTCTTACCGGATATAGAGAAATGATGAAGAGATTGACCCCGACACACATTATCTTTTATGGCAAGGTGCCAAAGGAGTGCGAGGGAAACATAATCAGAGTTGAGAGTTTATCGGAGAAGCTCAAAAAGCGAGGTACGTTGAATGAGGTATAGAGCACAGATTTTTGGAGGACGCGGAGGCGGTTCCGGTCGTGGTGGCGGTGGATGGTCTGATAGTGAAGTAGGAGCTACACCAGCTAAATTCATGTACAACGGCGCTAAAAGAAAGACCGGTGGCGAAGATGGCTATGTCAAAAATTCAAAGTATGAAAATGGACTGCATGATATAGATGGTGGCAAGACCACAGCAGAACAGTTTGCCAACCAGTTTAAGACACGTGAAGAGCTTGACAAGGTACACAATTACCTTGTCGATAAAAACGCAAGCGTCAATGCAAAGATTAGACAGCTCAAGAGTGCTGATGAATTGAGGAAGAACCCGAAGCTATACCATGAAGCGAAAGCCACGCGAGAGGCAAGCAATGCAGTCAATGACCGTAGAAGCAAGGTAGCACCTGTAAAGGCAGAAAAGACAGTAAGAAAGGCTGACGATGAGTATACCTCATCAAGAACCTCAACATACGATAGATGGTACAAGCGGAATCGTGATAATTTCGCAGCATATTATTTTGGAAGCAAAGGAAAGAAATAAGAATGAATCTACAGTTTTTCGGTGGCAGAGGTGGAGGAAGTGGCAGAGGAAAAAGCTCAGGTTCAAGCGATGGCGGGGAACTGGGCGGAACAGTTGCTATACACAGACGAATGGAACCTGATGAGCATAACAGAGCCACAGTTGAGAGATATTACATGACGGGCAACCGTAATGTATTAACCAGCTGGGACGAGGACGGCAATGAACTCGACCATGAGATAACTATACAGGAACCAGTGAGACTAACGTTCAAGACGCGAGCAGAGGCAGTAGCCTATGCCAAGAAGATGAAATATAAATACATGAATCTGTAATAGAAAAGAGGTGAGCAGCGTTGAAGCTGACAGCAAAACAAAAATTATTCTGTGATGAATATATCATCAGCCTTAACGCTACTCAGGCGGCAATCAAGGCAGGATATGCAGAGAAGACGGCGTATGCGATGGGCGCTGAGAACCTGAGAAAACCTAAGATTCAAAGCTATATCTCCGAACGAATGAAGCAAAAAGAAAGCTCATTGATAGCCACACAGGATGAAGTACTCCAATACCTGACATCGGTACTGAGGGGAGAGAGCCAGACGACAGACACATTGTTGGTCGGAATGGGTGATGGCTATCAAGAGGTGCAGGAAGTAGAAAAGAAGCCAAGCGAGAAAGACCGGCTCAAGGCAGCAGAACTGCTCGGCAAGAGGTACGGACTGTACACAGATAAGATATCGGCTGATGTTGATATGTCACTTGATATATCAATTGATTACGGTGATAGCGATGAAGATTAAACTGCAAGCCAATAAGAGCTTTAAGAAAGTAGACAGATGCACCAAACGCTACATTGTGATGAAGGGCACCGCCGGAAGCGGTAAGAGCGTGGACACGGCACAGAACTACATCTTGCGCCTGATGAATGACAAGGGCAGAAATCTCTTATGCGTGCGCAAAGTAGATGTTACCAACAGAGACTCGACATTTGCCGAACTGCAAAGCGCGGTCTTTAAGTTGTTTGGGGACAAGTACTCTAATTATTGGTATATCAACGAGTCGGCCATGAAGATGCGTTGCAAGTCTAATGGCAACGAGATTATTTTCAGAGGGGTAAAAGATGATAAGCAAAGAGAAAAGCTCAAGTCAATTTCATTCAAGAAGGGAAAGCTCACTGATGTCTGGATAGAGGAAGCCACAGAGCTGACTCAGGCAGATTTTGAGATTATTGACGACCGACTTAGAGGAGAACTTCCACCCGGACTATTCTATCAGATCCGGCTGACATTCAACCCAGTATCTGCTACCCATTGGATTAAGGCAGTATTTTTTGACAGGGTTGATGAGGATGTAATGACTCACTCGTCAACCTATCTCAATAATCGGTTCATTGATGCAGCATACCACAAGCGTATGCTCAGGCGAAAGGAAGTAGATCCGGAAGGCTATCGGGTGTACGGGCTGGGAGAGTGGGGAGAGACAGCAGGCCTTATTCTTCACAACTGGGAAGTCGAGGAAGTATCGCAGAACTATGAAGACTACGACGACGTAGCGGTAGGGCAGGACTTCGGTTTCAACCACGCTAATGCGGTGTATGTATATGGCTATCGTGATGGTGACATTTATGTACTCAAGGGCTTGTATGGATATGAAAAGGACACAAGCGAGTGGATAGCCGAAGCGGATGAGATACCGAAAGACAAAGTAATGTGGTGTGACTCGGCAGAGCCTGACCGCATCAAGACGTGGAGAACTGCAGGGTGGAGAGCCCGACCAGTAAATAAGGAACCGAACAGCGTTAAGGCTCAAATAGACTGGATCAAGGGCAGACGGGTACACATACATCCTTCCTGCACGGACTTCATCAAGGAAATAGAACAGTGGAAATGGAAATACGACGAAGTAAGGAACATGTACCTCGATGAGCCGGTACCATTTTTCGATGATGCGATGGCATCACTAAGATACGGCATTGAGGGTTGGCGAAAGCCAAAGGCTCACTTAAATACAGGACTGAAAGGTGGATTATAATGGCGGCACCAGACGTATACAGAATTGCAGACAATCAAATTATGGATGAGATACAGCTTGAAAAGTACATAGCCAAGAACGACGAAAAGGTAGCTCAGAAGTACAAGAAGCTTCAAAGTGCTTATGAGACCGACTATGACATTTTCCATCAGGCAAAAAAGCCTGAGTACAAGCCGGACAATAGGATAGCTGTTAACTTTGCAAAATATATCACAGATACTATGAACGGCTTTTTTATTGGAATCCCGATAAAGGTGAGCTCAAAGGACAGCTCGGTTGATGGTTATATCAACTATCTGGATGTCTACAATGACCAGGACGACAACAATGCAGAGCTTGCTAAGCTTATGAAGATATACGGCAGAGGCTATGAGATGTACTTTGTGGACGAAGAGGGAGAAATCGGCATTACGTACCTTGACCCGATGGAGGCATTCATGATCTACGATGAGTCGATACTGATGAGACCTCGCTACTTTGTCAGAATCTACAAAGACACTGAGGGAATCCGCCACGGCTCCATATCGAACGAGACCACAGTGCAGTACTTTGACATTGACGGGGGCTTACACTTCCGGACGGATGAGGAAAAGGTACACGGCTTCGATGGAGTACCGGCAACTGAGTATATAGAGAACTCGGAGAGACAGGGTATCTTTGAATCGGTGCTGTCAATGATTGATGCGTACAACAAGGCATTGTCGGAGAAAGCAAACGATGTTGACTACTTTGCAGATGCATACATGAAGATACTCGGAGCCAAGCTCTCAGAACCAGAACTGCAAGCCATAAGAGACATGAGAATCCTTAACTTCGAGGGAGAGGACGGCTCGAAGATTATAGCTGACTTCATGAGCAAGCCAAGCGCTGACACCACACAGGAGAATCTGTTGGAGAGAATCGAGAGATTAATTTTCCTGATCTCAATGGTAGCCAATATTAATGATGAGAATTTTGGAACATCTTCCGGCATCGCATTGAAGTATAAGCTTCAGTCGATGAACAACCTGGCAAAGACCGAGGAGCGCAAGTTTACAAGCGGAATGAATCAACGTTACAAGCTTATTTTTTCAAACCCTGTCAGCGGAATGAAGGCTGATGACTGGCTCAAAATCGACATCAAATTCACAAGGAATTTCCCAGCCAATGAGCTTGAGGAATCACAGATAGCTGGCAATCTGTCGGGTATAACATCGAAAGAAACACAGCTCAAGGTCTTATCGGTTGTTGACAATGTCAATGACGAGCTGGACAGAATCAAGGAAGAGAATGAGCTCGACACAGAGGGCTACGAGGTGAATAGAAGTGTACTGGCAGAACAGACAGAAGCAGTTGACCAAGGCCTTGGAGAAGAGCGAGGCAAAGTTAAAGAAGAGATTAACAACAGTATATGATGAGCAGTACTCAAAGCTTGAAAAAGAGATAGCAGCATATTATCAGACATATGGGGTTGACAATGTGATTGAGTACAGAAAGCTCATGCAGACACTGCCGGAAAAGGAATACAACATACTCATGCGAGACATAGAACTCTTCTGTGTCAGACACCCGGAATATGCACACCTGGCACCGGCGAGGCGCAGTGCATATATTATCAACAGGCTTGAGACTGCAGATGTCTGTAGAACTTGAACGACTTGAGCTGATGGCTGAGGAAGAAAGCCAGCTTAAAGCTCATCTCGATGAGATAGACAAGCGAGGTTATGAGGCAGTAATCGAAAAGACCGGGGCAGTCGGTACAGTCAACAGAGATATAGTCAAGGCGGTAGTTAATACCGACTGGAGTAAGTCAGGGAATTTCTCAAGCAAAATATGGAGTCGAACAGCCAACCTTGCCAAGGTATTAAACTCCGAAATATCGGCAGGCTTTGCCAGGGGAGACAATTATCAGAAGCTGACAAAGACTCTGAGGCAAAAGTTCAGCGTGAGCCAGAATGAAGCTATGAGGCTAGTGTATACAGAGGGCACTTACGTGCTCAACGAGTCCACGGCTCAGGCTATAGAACAGACCTTTGACTACTACTCTATAGCCCCGATTGAGGACGGCAAGGCTTGCCAAGTGTGTTTAGACATTGCGGCAAGCACCAAGGCTAGCCCGGTAAGATACTCGGCAAGAATAGCGGGCGTCAACTTCCCGCCATTCCACCCTTGGTGCAGGTGTTCAACATACATCGTGATACCAGACAAGCAGGCGTGGATCGAGAACTACGTCAGGACACATGGCGGTGATCCAGCCGTCAGCTCCGAACAGAAAGACAAGGCTAGGGAATTAGTGAGGGCTTTTGCATGAGGAAAATAGTAATCTGCGGTGCCAGATGGTGCACCCCATGTAAACACGTACTCAACACATTGAGAGTACAGGTTGAGCAAGAGTGCCCCGGCACTACTGAATATATAGACCTGCAGGAAGAGCCACAGGCGATTGACAAGTACAAAGTATATAAAATCCCGATGGTGATACTCGAAGAGGACGGAAAGCCTCTGAGAAGCTATGTCGGGACATATCCAAACCACCTTGAAATAGTGAAGTGGTTAAAAGGAGAGCTGAATGATAGAGATTTATGAAACCTCGACAAGTTTGGCAGTGAACGGCCACGCCAATGCAGGAGTTAAAGGCGAGTCGGTACCATGTGAAGCGGTAACTGCCATGATTAACATGTTCGTAATGGGAGCAGACCATTATCAGAACATTGAGTATGAGCTTGAAAGCGGGCACTTTTACATCAACACCAAGCAGATAGTGTATGTCTGTGACCCAATACTCAAAGCACTTAAATTAGGCTTGCAATCCGTAGCGGAAGCATATCCGGAATACATCCGCTATGAAGAAGCATAGAACTGGCCAAGCATTGAAGCCATAAAAAGCTATGGAATGACCAAGCGTTGAAGTCGTTAAAAGCCACGGAATATAAGTTAAGCATTGGAACTCTAAACTATGGAAGTCCAGCGGTGTGATGTCAAGAGATAAATAACATAAAAATCATATATTTTTGTATATATCTCATGAAGACAAAAAACACCCACCTAAGCCCTGTCGACCAGATTTTAAAAAATGAGCAGGGCGTAGCTCATCAGCAAATAGATGAAATCTACTTTGCCGGACAGTATAGGCGGTTGTCTTTCAGCAGTCGAAAGACTAAACGCACAAATTTACGGGCAGTTAATGCGAGTGCACGTTTGTGTTGGCATCTGTTGACCTCTTTGTATTTGAGGTGGTAGAAGTCGCTGTATTCCTTGTCGCATCTTACAAGAGAAAATGCAGCTTCACACA